AGGTATTAGCAATGTATGCAGAAGAGTGGGGAGGGGAGATGTTATTCCAACGTATAGAAGAAATGGCAAATAAAATGTTATCATGTAAACGTTCAAGTGTATTATACATTGATGACTTAGGTGATTATATGGACGGTTTTAATGGACTTACTACTAGAGGAGGTCACAAACTACCGCAAAACATGACAAACGAAGAAGCATTTGATACTGGATTAAAAGCTAAATTAATGTTAGTTGATTTGCTAAGTAAAGAATATGAATATATCACGTTTAACAATGTATGTAATGATAACCACTCTGCTGCATTTGGTTATACGGTTAATTCAGCATTTAAACAAATTTGTGATGTAAAGTATAACAATGTAGAAGTAGTTAATCATTTAAAGTTTATGAGCCATTATGTAGTTGGTTACCACGCATTTGTTATTACACACGGAAAAGATGACAGACACATGAAATACGGATTTAAACCTATATTAGATGCTAAGCAAGTTTATAAGATTGACCAGTTCCTAAAAAACGAGGGCATTTATAGGGAAGCAAAGTATATCGAAATAAGCAAAGGAGATTCACACCAATGTTTGTTTGATATGTGTACATCTGATGATTTCCATTATTTTAACTTCGCAGCATTTAGTCCATCTTCAGAATGGGTACAACTAAACTTCACTAAAGGTCGTTCAGGATTTACAATTATGCATATAGACAAATACACGCCAAATAAATCAATATTTCCTTATTTTTTTAATAACAATTAATTATGAAAGCAACAATAACATTCGAAGAAGAAGAAGATTTAAGAACTGCATTAGATGGTTATAAATGGAAATTGGTAGCATGGGATTTAGACCAAGAAATGCGAAGTTTATTAAAGTATGATGATACCATATCAGATGAGAAATGGCATCAAGTAGAAGAATTAAGAACGAAACTAAGAGAAATTATTAACGATTACGGATTAAAACTAGATTAATTATGAACGCAAAGCAAAGAAAGTTAGAAAGATTAGCACAATACAAAATGAATAGTGCTAGATATGATAAAGCAGTAGTAGTAACTTATGGTGGTTTATTAGCTTTAATTGACTACATAGAAGAATGTAATGAGGTGTTTCCTGAACTTATTACAAACAGGTTGAAAAATGAGGTTAATATGGCTTTAAATAAGGTATATGAAACTGGTGCAGATGCTAATGTTATCGAAGAACATAATGAAATAGCAAATTTATTTAGAGAAACTATTGCAGGAATAAATTAATTTATTATATTTGCATACAAGTTCGAGTCTCAAACATAGTGAACTTAAGATATTATTAGCCCTTATAATGACGTAGACGTGAGACTCCTACTGATTTATAAGGGTTTTTTATTTACATAAATTTTTAAATTATGAACATTTTAGAAAAAGCAAATGAGATAGTAAATCTCAGGAATGAAGAAAAAGAAAGAATGTATGGACCTTTCGAAAAAGGTATGGAAAGAGCCGCGGAAATTATGAGAGGTATGACTGGTAAAGAGTTTAAAGCTGAAGATATGTATTTAGCTTTAGTAGCTTTAAAGTTGTCAAGGCATTCTTATAATTATAAAGAAGATAATTTATTAGATGCAGTGGCTTATTTAGGTAGTTTAAATAATTATATAAACAATAAAACAATATGAGTAAAGTAGGAATGATTTGCGTTTCAGGAAACGTAGTAGAAATTAAGTTGTCTCACAATGGTGGATGGACTTTAGTTTGTGAGAATATTTTGAAACAAAAATTTAATACAGATGTAGATGTAGTTAATGACCCTAAAGACTATATAAAATATGATACATTAGTCATAAATGAAGGTGTTAACTATAAAGATGGCAAGTTTAACTTTTTTGGAGGTGTACAACAACATACTATAGATAAGTTGCACGCTTTAAGTTATTTTAGAGGTAGTTTATACTGTATTAATGAAGAATTTGATTTAAACTTATTGTGTAGTAAAAGAAAAGAATTAAATCAGTTTGTTGATTTTAATTTTAAAAAGCCTAAAGTTATTAAAACTAATGAAGGTAGCGATAAGTTGATATTAGGTGATAGCCATTCTATTTCAGTTTATAAACCAGGGTACTCCATAAGTAGAAATGACGGTAAAACTTTACATGGATTCCTTAAGAAAGGATTGAAAAGTTACTTAAATGAATACATAAAAGAATTAGTGTTTTATGCTGGTAATATAGATGTTAGATTTCATATAGGTAGACAAATTGCGCCTTCTAACTCTATAGAAGATTTATGTTTTAGATTAGAAGAACAGTTAAAAGATTTAAAATTAAATAAAGTTTCTATAGTTGGTTTACTACCTACTGAAGATGAATCAAGGAAGATACCTAAAACAGGACAGTATAAAGGTCAAAACTTTTTTGAATCAAGAGTAGAAAGACAATATTATGTAAGACACTTTAATAGATGTTTTAAAGAAATGTGTGAAAGAAATAATTGGACTTTTTTACAGTGGGATTTTGATTATCAAAAAGAATTATCTTTTGATGATATGGAGTTAAGACAATCTGTGCATTTAAGGCCTACGTCTTATATGTTTAAAAGTGATTTAATAGAAAATAAATTTAATAGCTTATTTTAATATGTTAGAACAATTTAAAGAATATTATAGAAAAGCTAAGATGATGCAAGAGCTTAATTATGAAAACGCAGCATGGACTGAATCAGATATAAATGATGATTTAATTTGGAACGTACCAATTTACGATGTAGTTAATAGAAGGTATGCAGCTTTTAGTTCATTACCTGAAGCTATAAAGTACAAAAATTTAGACCCTAAAGGTAATGGTAAACACTTTGATATTATTGAAGATAATATGAGTTTAGATAATTTCATTAGAATGTGTTATCTATTTAGACTTTGCGGCTCTGGAATTAACTATGTGCCACGTAGTAAAGGTCAACCTCCATTTGGTACTCACGGATTTGGTAACTTTTGGATAGTAGAGTTATTAAGAAAGAACTACACTTGGTATAAAATATGGTTAGCTGAATTGCCAGAAAAAGGATTTTGTGATGTAAAAGGTTATCTATTACCTATGATAAAAGGAGGGTTGAGGAATTTCATAATTAATGATTCTATGGATTTAATTGATTATTTAAAAGGTTTTGTATTTTTATCTGAACGTAAGGTTGGTATAAAGGAAGTTGTTGACAAAGGAAATGAATGGTTATTGTCTAAAGGATATAAAAGACAAAACTTTGTATTAACAGCTTTTGCTATGGACTTAGCAGAGTATTTACCTGAAAAAGTAGATAGAGATTCTGATGTATATGTAGGCACTAATGCTAAAAAATGTTTAAAATTAATATTACCTAAAATGAAAACAGACGAAGCTTTAAGATACCTTTGTGACATAACAGGTGGTAGTAGTAAACCATATGACATGGAAGATGTAGCATGTGACTTCATAAGATACATAGAAAACTTTCAATCACCAGAACATATAAAAAATAATAATAACATAATATATAAAAACAATGTTTGAGAATAAACAAAAAGGAGTAGACAATAAAGACTTGAGAGATGGTAAGTCTTTAGATTATTATTTAGAACTAACTAAAGATTTTAAAAGTAGTTTTAAAGATTTCAACGTTAAAGAAGTTAATGGTTTTTTCGTTATAGATGAATCAGTATCTAATCCAGTTGGTGCTAAAGCAAGATTTGGAGAGTTCTTAATGACTAAAACTAAAGAGGATGAATTAGTCTATGTGCAGCCACGAAAAGGTTTCGCAGGGATAAGCTTATCATATTTAAGTGAGAAGTTTAATAAAGACTTAACATTAGTGATGCCTTCAAGCAAAGAATCAAGTGAGCACCAGAGATTATGTATAGAATACGGAGCTAAAACTTTATTTGCTAGAATAGCAGCTATGCCTAACGCTAATTCTTTAGCTAAAAAATATGCTGATAAAAACAAAGCTTTATACATACCTTTAGGATTACAGCATGAATATGTTACTGCTTGCGCAGTTAGATGTATTTATGACTTTTTTAAAGACAAAGAAAAGCCAAAAAGAATGTGGTGTGTTATTTCTACAGGTGTTCTATCAAGAGCTTTACAGATAGCTTTACCAGATACTGAATTTTTCAATGTAGCTGTAGCTAGAAACATACAGCAAGGTGAATTAGGTAGAGCTAATTTCATTAGTTATCATAAACCTTTTAACGCTAAATCAGATTTAATACCAACTGAATTTGATTGTGAGGAAACTTATGACGCTAAAGGTTGGGATTACATAAATAGATATGGACAAAAAGGTGATTGGTTTTTTTCAGTAGCAGGTAATGCTCCTAAGAGTAGTATAAACCCTAAAGATATAGATTCATATAGAGATTGGAATGATTTAAAAGATTTTGAATAATGAAATATATAAACGCACAACAAGCATTTGACCATTTATATGATTCAATTAATGATAATGGTTTAGAAGTAAATGGAACAAAAGTATTTTATAATCATGGTTTCTATATAATGAAGCCTTTAGATAATAAAATAAAGTTAAACTATAGAAATTGGAATGAAGACTATGCTGAATACGAGTGGCAATGGTATTTAAGTGGTAATCCTAATGGTGAGGAAATATCTAAAAGAGCTAAAATATGGAAGAATCACATGGATAAAGATGGTAATATTAGGTCTAATTATGGTTGGCAATGGTTAAGAAAGTCACAATTAGATAGAGTAATAGATAAGCTGCATGCTGATAAAAATACGAGACAAGCAGTAATATCTATTTATGATGGTAAAGAAATTGATACTTATCAATATGACACTCCATGCACTTTGTCTTTACATTTCCAAATAGTTGATAACAAATTATGCATGACTGTTAATATGAGAAGTAATGATTTATGGTTTGGTTTTTGTAATGACCAATATTGCTTTTCTAAATTATAAGA